GGATTCATAGTCTCTACGACCTCCCTATTGCCAGTTCACCGTCACCTGTATCGCGTAGCTGCCGAGCGTCGCAGGCGCGGTGAACGGAACGCTAAAGCCTATGGTAGGTCCGGTCGTGCTCACGGCGACGATCAAGCCCACGGTGGTCGGGCCGGAGACGACCGCGTTGGTTGTCTGATTGACGACTTGAACGGTGAAGCCGTTGACGCAGCCCGTTGTGATTGTGTTGATGCAGGCACGGGAGTTCGGCTGCGTGAAGTCGTAGTCCCACAGGAATTGCGTCGGCGTCGTGCGGAGGTTCAAGGGGAGTGAAGGAAGCACTGGGAAACTGAGCGACGCCGTTGGCCCCGTACCTGCGGCGGCCTGTCCGTGGAGGAGTAGCGCCGCTAGAAACACGACGGTTGTCAGGATAAGAAATTTTCGCATTGTGGTCCTCCGTCAAAGGGTGAGTGCCGATGCGGGGATTTGTCAATTAGGGAAAATACCTTACTTCAACTTCTGCTGCTCGTTCATCCGAATCATGTTCAGGCCACCTTGAGAGCAGTCGAGCGTCACCGTGCCCGTGAAGCGTTCTTCGTGGACGAGCAGGAGGACGCGCTCGAGTTCGGAGGGAAGGAAGCAGCGCTCGCGGACGAGGCGATGCGTCTCGTTCGTGTGGGTCGGCGCTGCTTCCGGCGGGAGTGACTGAAGGACGCTCATTCAAATCCTCGGCCTGTCCACTTATATTGTTCAGCATCGGGCCAATTAGTTCCGTGAGCAACGGCATAGACAGTATGGTACTTAATTCCGTACAACGCAGCCAAGAACGATAAGCCCACTCCAATACCAAAAAGGTCCTTAATCGCCGCAGCATCAGCAAGATTTAATTTGATGGACCTGCGATTCCTATTGTTCCTTCTAGTCGTTACCCAATGACAATTCTCAGGAGAGTAGTTTCCATCGTTCTCGCGCCTGTCTAACGTCAGGCCACGCCTCCAGCCAACAAGCGCCCAAGAGAAAAATATGGTCCTATCTTGCCGCCAAGCATCACAAACTTTTATACCCCGCGCACCATAATACTTAAATCCGTTCACCTTGGGGTTATAACAGCGGTTCATCATATCCAAGTAAATCTGATACAGACGATGATATTTAAGACCATGCTTAGTCGCTCTAGCCCTAAGCTGCTCAGTGGTTCCACTCCTCGCCATTTTTATTTGGACTCAGTTATTGTGCTTCTGAGGCCCCCCTCCTTAGATTTTAATTCAGGGCTCGCTTGACCCGTCGGGGGCCTACCCTCCTGCTTTTTTGGGGGCTGACCAGAGGCACCACCTCCGGCATCGGGCGCAATGGTAGCTTTTATTTCCGCGAGTCGCGCGGCGAATTCGAGGTCCATCTCCTGTTCCGCCTTCCACCTCTCGATGATGGTGTTGCCGGGGATGCGCCCGTAGGACGGGAAGTTGCACGCCTCGGCAATGGTCTGCGAATCAATCTTACCGCCGGCCTTTTTGAATTGGAGCATCAGGAGCTTCTGCGACATCTGGCTGATTTCATGGAGGGAGTTGGGCATGATGAAGAAGCGCAGATTGTCGGCGAAGGTGCGAGCGCGGCGGATGGCGTTCTCCTTCGACGGCCCTTCCGGGGACTCGCCCGGCATGTGCGACGGGACAAGTTTCGCGGGGTCGTAATCGAACACCTGCGGCGTCACGCCGTCCGGCCCCACAATCTGCATGATGCGCGGCGTCGTGTAGTATTGCAGGATTAGGTATTTCACCATGACACCGAGGTCACGCATCGGCGGCTCCATCGAGCGTGAGATGTCCTCAATGATGGGGCCGAACGCTTCGAGCACCTTCTCCATGTCGTCCATCGAGCCGGAAGCCCGCACGCGAGCAAGGGCCATCGCGTCGCGCACGCCGAGCTGGTTGTCGAGCATCTCCTCGAACTTGTCAATCATCGCCATCGATTCGGGCATCACCTTGGTGAGGTGCTCGGGAAGCGCTGGCTGCACCGGAGGGCCTTCGGAGCCCTGGCCGTCGTAGCCGAAGCGACCGTTGGGCTCCCACGGGTCGAAGGCGCGCATCTCATTCAGGGAAGTCGCGTTGGTGTCGAAAGCCATCGACGGCTTCATCTGCTGCGATACCTTGTCCATGTTGCCGCGGGCGATTTTCTTGATGGCGTCGTTTATTTCGTAGCCATCGTGCGCGAGCGAGAAGCCGAGCGGCTCCCAAGGCCACTCGTCCACGCAGAAGGAGACGCCGGGGAACATGCCATGCCAGTCGAACGCTGGGCCGTCGTAGGTGATGCAGTTGTCCGAGGAGATGATGAGGCGGCGGTAGGGGTAGAGCCGCGCGTCCGTTTCGTTGGCCTTCTGGCCGGAGGGGAGAAGCTGGCCCACGAATGGGACGCGGTAGGCCCAGGAGCCCTCGCCCATCGGGAGTTCGCGGCCCGTGCGGTTCACGGTGAGGTCGATGATATAGGACTTGCGAATGGGGACGAGAAGGTCCGCGAGAGGGGATTCGCGTCCCGCGCGGATCTTCCCGAACGCGCGCTGCAACCAGTTCCCTTGAGCCGCGCGGTGAATCATGTCCGAGGAATACCAGTAGCGGGAGGCGGTAGGGCGAAGGAGATGTTGCTTCTCGGGGAACATGCCATGCGCGAGATACACGGGCCACTCGTCGAGGATATGGACGACGTAAGCGGCCTGCCAGTCGCCAGAGGATGGGAGTTGGTTAGGGACGATGGACGGCGCGCCGAAGGTGAGGAGTTTGATGTCGCCCTTGCCCGTGCCTGCGAGGTCGCGGCGGTAGATGGGATGAATCCAGCCGCGATTGGAGCAGGCCGCGTATTGTAAGGCTTCCTTGACCGCGCGGTCGGCGAAGGCTTCCAAGTACCATGCGCGGGTGACGCGGTTCATCATCTCCGCTTGCTCGCCGTAGGAGGTATTATCGGAGTGGTAGCCCCACATCGGGCGGAGCTTCGAGAGTGCGCCGATGACCTCGCGCATGTTGCGCTTGAGGCGATTCGGGTTCACTTTGGAGCGGTACTCGGCGATACGCTCGGAGGCCGTGTCGAGGCCCGCGATGGTGTCGAGGGCGCGGCGGAAGTCCCGGCTACCTCTTTGATTCTTTATCCAAGAAATTCCCTCTTCACTACTTTCATTTATCCAGCCGAGCCGCTTCGACTCAGGCATAGCAGAACTCGGCGCTTGCCACTCCCTCGCTTTGTCTTGGTCATCGGCCACTTATTTCACCACAATACGGTCAGGATTAAACTCTTCGGTGTCCGCGCGGCGGTTGCCCAAGTCAAAATGCCGCGCCGTCAGGTAGCACTGGAACTGCTCCGCGTAATACTTCTTGCGCGGGTGGTCCGCGCGCAACTGGAACCACGCACGGATGAAATCCTTTTCGTACTCGGAGGTCGCCCCCGACATGAGACGCGACATCATGCGGTCACGCACGGATTGTTTGCGTGCGTCGATAAGGTTGGCGTCGCGGACAGACTCACGTTCCCAGTTGTCGCGTTCCTGTTGTTGTAGTCGGCGTTCGAGCGCGTCCACCTGCATGAGCGTTTCCGCTTCCTCGCGGATGGCGTCGGGGGGCGTGGGAAAATCCGAGTAGGGAGCGAGGACGAGATGGCCGTCGGGATAGCGGAAGTAGATGACGGGTTCGATGCACCCTGGCTTACGCATGAACTTCCTCGGGGAGAATCACCTTCTCCCAATATCCGGTAACAGGTTCGTCGCGCTCGACGATATACCCGTAACGAGTAACGCACTGCTCAACTATTTTGAACCAGATGAAATCCCCAATGTTGCGGTCAAATAATCCGATGTATCCATCACGACGCTCAGGAGCCTCGCCGCGACCGCCTTTACGAAGCCAACGGTCATCACTCCAGTCAATATCCTTTTGTCCAATGAAATACCTCATCGGCTGAGTCGCTCCAGTCTGGAATCCTGATAGATAACATCGTCGAGAGTCAAG